CCCCCTCTGATATCAGAGGGGGTTGTTTTTTTATTTTTCTAAACTAAACTTTGGTTGTTTTAATTCGGATGGCAATAGTTCCTCCAACGGCGCCATACAGTTTACACAATATGGTATTGTAATTGGTACCAAAGCGTCTTTATCAGTACCAGCAAGTATTTTACTTACTTTTCTGAAAATTACTCCGTTTTGAAATACTTCACACTTACAATCTGAACATTGTACTGGTTGAGTATCGCTTAATCCAAAATTAACATTTGGAGATTGATTCATTCCTTGAATTTTGTTGTTAAACATAACTTATATTCCTTTTCTTTTTTTGTAATCTTCTAATGCTGCACTGAGTGCTTCGTGTGCTAGTACACTGCAATGAATTTTCACAGGTGGTAAACCACCCAATGCTTCTACAATATTATCATTGCTGAAGTTTTTTTCAAGCTCATCTATTGTTCTACCTTTTATTAATTCTGTAGCCATAGATGAAGCCGCTATAGCGCTACCACAACCAAACGTCTTGAATCGTGCGTCTACAACTTTTCTAGTTGCATCGTCGATTTTAAGACTAATCTTCATTATATCGCCACATGCAGCTGCTCCTACTTCACCAATAGCATCAGCCTCTTTTATGTCGCCCATATTACGTGGGTTCATAAAATGATCCATTACTGTTTCGTTATATAATGTATAAGATTCACTCATATTACTTATAACTATCTATTACTTTTATATAATAAAGTAATTTATTTTTTAATTTTACATATTTATAACTAATAACTAGTTAAAAATATGAACGGAATTATATATAGCATTACTAACAAAATTAATAACAAAAAATATGTAGGACAAACTACTATTGGTTTAAAAGTAAGATACTCATTGAATTGGTGGAAAAATAGTCATAATCAGTATTTAAAACATTCGGTTGAAAAATATGGAATAGATAATTTTGAATTTGAAATATTAAAAGACAATATAAATTCAATTGAAAAACTGAATGAACTAGAAGAGATTTATGCAAATGAATTAAATTCATATATACCAAATGGATATAATATTCGTAAATGTGGTAACAATAAATTATGGAACGATGAGTCCAAAGAAAAATTATCAAAATCACTAAGTAAACAATTTAAATTAAAAAATGCAACTACAGGAGAAATAGTAATAATTGATAGATTAAAAGAATTTTGTAAAATCAATAATTTAAACAAATCGGCAATACAGAACTTAATATATGGTATAAGTGATTATTCACAAGGATTTGTAAGAGAAGATACAGATCCTAATACTACAAAAAATGGAAAAATGTATACTTTTATCAGTCCTTCCGGAGAGATTATAAAAGGATCCGTGAATTATATGTCAAAAAATTTTGATATAAAAAGACACGGATTATATCATTTGATAAGTGGTCAATGTAAAACTTATTATGGATGGTCCATTATTAAAGATATGTCGTGAATTACCATCTTATTTACAAGTTGTTCAAAAGATGTTTTTGGTGACCACTTTAATTCATTTCTAGCTTTTGTACTATCACCCAACAATAATTCTACTTCAGCTGGTCGATAGAACTTCGGATTGATTTTGACCAATACAGATGCAACAGGATCGTATCTTATAGCGTCTTGCGTAGTAATACTGAACTCAGCTGCTTCGGCCTCTCCATGCCAACCACCTTCTATACCTGCTGCTTTAAATGCATAATATACAAATTCAGCGATAGTGTGTGTTTCATTACTTGATAACACATATTCATTTGGTTTTTCTTGATTCAACATCTTCCAAATACCATCGACGAAATCTTCAGCGTCACTCCAATCTCTTCTGGCTTTTACATTACCCAATTCAATTGGTTCAAATGATTTGCCTTCAAGTATAGCTTTTTTGATTCTAGCTACCCCCTTGGTAATTTTACGAGTAACAAATTCTTCACCTCTTCGTATACCCTCATGATTAAACAATAATCCTTGAACTGCGTATAAACGATACGATTCTCTATATACTTTTACCAATTGTCTAGCAGCCGCTTTACTAGCACCATATGGACTACGTGGTCTTAATGGATGACTTTCATCTTGAGGACTGTATGCTACATCACCATATTCTTCACTACTACCTGCGTTGTAGAATCTACAAGATGGTTTGTGTTGACGAATTGCTTCAAGAATATGAATTACACCTGTGGTATTACATTCCCAAGTTTGTGCTGGAAAGTCCCAACTAGATCCTACGAATGTTTGTGCTGCTAGATTAATAAAATAGTCTGGTTTCAACTTTTCTACTATTTTACTGATACTATGAGCATCACTCAAATCAAAGTTTACCAATTTGAATCTTGTGTTGGTTTCAAGATGTTTTATATTTTCGTGATTCTTGATGCTTAATCTTCTGGCTCCACCAACAATAAAATAATCGGTATTGGCTAATAAGTAATCAACCATGTGACTGCCGTCTTGTCCAGTAACACCAGTAACAAATATAACCTTTTTACCTTCAATAAAGGGTATAACATCATTAATATTTAATATTTCCATAAGTTTCATTAAAATCCAGGCTCATTATCGTCTTCATCTAAATAGTCATCGTCCGGGTCTTGGTTAATATTATATTTTTGTTTAAACTTTTCCATATCTTCGTTTGTTATTTTTAACAAATGAAATACCGCTTGTATAAAAAATATTACGTGTTCTTTTGAAAAGTTATTTGTTCTAGCAAAGTCAACTACTTTATTAGCAAGAGATAATATTTTTCTTTGTATTTTTGGATTGATTACTATTTTTCCCCCGTTATAATCTTCGGTGACCATACCCGGTATATCATTTTCATTCAAGTATTTTTCCGTGCGTGCTTTTACTTCTTTGCTTATTTCTTTTTCAATTTTCTTGGGGTCTACATTATTTTTTTCTAATTTTTTACGTATAGCACTTATCTGTGATGGTTTGATTCTTCTAGCGATATTGAATGAAACTAATATACCATGTTTTGATAATAGATGCTGATAGTTGCTCATGTTAGAATCTTTGTTTTAGTATTTTTTTACTATCTTGTAATGTATCTGGATCAAATATTTTTGGTCCTTTACTTATATATCCTTTACCACTGGTAAATGTACAGTTGTAACAAAGAAGTCTCATATTTTCCAATTTATGATTCTTGTTATTACCGTCTTCAAAGTTCAACAATAATGGTAACTTACCATCTGTAATTCTTCTTTCGTGAAATCCACATTGTTCACATTCTGCCTTTTTTATACCAGATCGTATTAACTTGTCTTTTAATCTGTGTATTGGAAAATCAGGATGTTTACCGTCTAAAATATCATTAATAGGATATTTTCCTACATGTGGATTGCTTAAACTTCTTGGAGCTTTTGTGCCTTTAACAATTGGCCATCCTTTTGTTACATGTATGCCATATTTTCTAGCATGTGTTTTGAATGTTAGATAACATACTCCAAGAAGTTTTGCTGCCATTTTAGCGGATGGTGCTCTATCAATAGCTTCTTGAATTTCAGATTGTGTAATTGGTTTACTATATCTGCCAAGATTGGGTCGTTTAGGATATATTTGATCGGCAAATTGTTTTTCTAAATGAGGAATTGTGACACCTTTGGAACGTAGTTCTTTAAATTCGTCAAGTTCTTTTTTAACATCTTGACCCAAATTATTTAAAGATATTAACTGTTCTACCTTCGCCTTAAGAGCATCAAGTTCCTCTAACTTTTTTGCAATTTGTTGTTGATCAAATACGCGGTCCATTAGTATTTAGATGAAGATAATGGTTCAGTTGCTAAATCCACTTCGGTCGTGTCAAAAAATATTCTACGAAGTGTTTCTGCTCTACTCGGAAATCCAGCGTTTAATAGTACTTTGTATGTGTTAACAATCTTTTCTTTACTATTCTTACGTTTTAAACTTTTGACAAACATAATCGGGTTAACAAGAAAATCATCATTCATATTTAATGTTTTGATTTTTTCTTCAATACATTGAGTACACGCTTCAATGTGTGGATCATCAAATATTTCTTCGTTGACGCTAACAGTCATTGACCAGTTAGCTGACTTTACCAAGTATTTGTTATTTTCTTTAGACATAGTTCATATCTCCATCGTTTAGTAAATCCAAGTTAGCTAACTTTTGATTTACACTGTTACATACCTTTTCCTCGACTGTGCCTGACACAAACACAATCTTCTGTATACTTTTACTTTTAGCACTATCACGCCATACTCTACCCGTTGCCTGTCTCATATTGACAGCCGAGTAAGATGGACTGATCAAAGCCAAACGAGGATACTTACCGGTAACATCGTGTAGACTCAAACCAGCACCACCAGCGGCGAGATTTATCAATATAACCCTTTGTTTATCTGCCTGAAAATCATCTATGTTTTGTTGACGATGTTTAGCATACTTTGCTTCACCGTTAACAATACACTTAGTGTTTAGTCTTTGACTAAGTGCTTCAATAGTCTCTGAGAAATTACAAAATACAACAACACTCATGTTGTTTTCTAGAGCTTCTTCCACCATTTCGACGAAGAGTGGAACTTTGATCATTTCTACTTTTTGTCTAGCTCTTAGTATTGCTGTAAGTTCACTACTCTTTTTGTCTTTCTTTAATAGTTTTTCAATCTTCAACAATTCAAGCTGCATTTCTTCGTATGCTGCATTGATCTTGTCTTGATCTTCTTTTTCCATTTCATAACACTCAGCAATGATTTGACTTTCTGGGAAGTTAGGAATGGTATCACGATTGAGACGAACGCCTCTGTTAACAAATATGTCATTACTTAGTTTCTTTAGAGCATCTACATTACCACGAAATTCCAATCCAAATCTACCTCTAGTAACACCATGTGCATATGCCCATTCATAATATTGTTTGTTGTTCTTGAATAGTTGAATACATTGTCCTACTGTACGTAGTTCAAGTGGATTGGTAGCCATAGTAGCACTACAAAACAACATCTTATAACCTTGTTTGAGTGCTGCCATACACATTTCACTGTTCTTGGTTTTGGCATTCTTTAACTTTTGTGCTTCGTCCCATATAATCAAAGTATTCTTTGGTATTTTCCAAACAAATTCTTTACGATGGGTATCTCTGCGTTTTACATATGAAGCAAACATATTGTCTGATTTGCCTGTACGTAGAGCTTCGTAGTTGGTAATACCCACACACTTGCCCCACATTTTAAAATGGTTTTTGATAACTCTTTTCCAACTTTCTTTTACTGCTTTAGGACATACTATCATAATGTCCATATTGAGTTCTCTAGCTACAGCTGTGCCTGTGTAGGTTTTGCCGATACCAACATCACTTCCATCTACGGCAGCTCCCCATTTTTTAATTGATGATACTATCTTACTGACAGCATTAACTTGCCATGGACGTAAACCATCTGGATTTTTAACTTCGTAATCTGGAAGTGACTCTTCTACCTTTTGTTTGGGTTTTTTTGGATCTTTGAATAGTGTTGGATTATCTTTGGTTTCTGTTAAAACCCAGTCATTTTCTCTTTTTATTACACCATATCCTTTGCTTTTTAAAGCAAGTTTGTTACTTTCCAGTAATTGAAGAATTGGTTTAGGTAAACGGGGCCGATTATCCATTCACGTTGAAATGTTACATCGCCATTTTTTTCTACTTGAACTGGATCTGACCACTTGATATCCAAGTTAATCATAAATTAGTCACCCATTTCTTTACGATATTTCAAGTTTCTAGCCAACTCATGAATGTTGGTACGTACCATTCTGCCATCTTTCTTTAAGGCACCAACTTCAAAATATTCACCCATCATGGTTGTAAAGTTTACACCCTGTGGGTCGTCATAACCATGTCCGAGACTTTCCATCTCAAACATTAATTCTTTACGACTCTTCTTAAGTTTTTTACGACAAAGATTTTCTAGGTAACTGACCACTTCATTTGGATCAGTAAATGTGAGAACTTTGTTTATGGTTGTATCTTTAATATAGTAACTCATATATGTATATTTTACTATATAACTAGTTTACAATCAACAACATTTAATATTATAATCTTAACTAGTTACAGAAACAGGCGAATACATGTCTTTTTCTGTTTGACTTCTCAGTGTTTCAAAATATGAAATTAAATGATTGACCAAATTTTCAGCCATTTCATCCAACCAATCGTCCGGTTTAAACTCGGTGGTGCTTACTCCCAAATGAATAGGCTTCAATTCGCCTTTTTGAAACTCTTGTTTTAGAAACTGTATTAAGTCTCTTTTTAATTCTTCTTTGTGGTTGATAACAAATATTTCACTTAGTTCTTCTTTGTAACTTACTCTTACAGGTGATTTGCCTTTACCACCGCTGCCTTTTTCTCCTCTACCCGCAGCACGTTGCGCAGCTTTCTTTCTTTTTACCCAATTAACGATAGCTTTTTTTCCACCCTTGGCTCTTAGTCTTGCCGCGTACTTTTTACCTAAACAAGCACTGTAACTACTACCTTGTTTAGCATCGCCACATTTACCGGCTTTTTTACCAGTACTGTCATAACGATCCCACCCCCCACCGCTTGAACTACCTACTGGTCCTTTACCAAACCAAGCACGTAATCCACCACGGTATGCTTCTAATAAAAATTTATCGTATTGGTTCACATACAATAAATATAAATAAAAAAAAGATATAATCTGAAGATTATATCTTTTGTGGTTTAAACACCCATTAAAAAGTGTTCCCAATCTTTATGTTTAGCTTCACGTATCAGTGCTGATACTGGTACAGCATTTGGTACTGTTGGTTGTTTGATCAACTTCAAACCAGCTTCGCTATTCATACGATTGCCTTTCTTAGAGTTGACTTCTCTTGAACACAAGACTAGGTTAGTCCAAGTATCTTCACCACCCTTGCTACGAGGCACGATGTGATCAACTGTAGCGTTGTTACGAT